ATTTTACTGGCTGGGGTGGGGGATTTCATGGATACCCAAAAATCCTTTTCATCTATAAAGATTTTAAAGAAATCGGTTTCTCTTTACAAACGGCTCAATTGAATGATGATGCCTTCTCAAAACATATAAAAGAAATATCTAATCTGTGTCCTACCTTTATATTAAATTCAGATGAAGTATGGGATACCTTTAAATTAGGGCATGTCCCTTCTATTGGTTATATCACTCTCCGATTTTTAATAAACAATTATCCCAATAAGAAAATCAACTTATTGGGATTCACTGGTGGATATACCATAAATGATAAAATTTATGGTTTTGGACATTCTTGGGATATAGAACAAAAATATATCCGAGAGTCGAAGGTTAACTCTTATTTCAATTCTTTAGAATTGCTTAAGCACTAGAGTCATATCTAGATTAACGGGGGTTTGACCATATTTCCCTGTTGTTTTTGTATCAAACTTAAAATACCAAGTACGAAGACCTTTATCTTCATTGGCTTTTGCTTCCACTTCAATTAACATATCGTCACGGAGTTTCCAGCTTAACATTGTTTGGTCATTGCCAAATTTTCTAAATCCTTGACCCTTTTCTTTAAAATGAAATTCTGTTCCAAGAGGCGTAACCCATACTTTATTAACAAATAAAGAATTAACGTCTTTCTTAAAACCTGTAGGAAGTTTGATATTAGTAGGATCAATAAACTTTTTCAATTCGTCTGTAACTGCTGCAACCTTATCAATATCACCATCCTTAGATACTTTTTCTAGAAGCTTCTGTAATTCTCTTGTGTAACTTTTATTAATAGGATCAGTGACACGTTTAATCGCAGTATTGTACTGTTTCTGCAAATCAGTCAAATCATCCGCAAAGAGATTTAGGGTTAATAGAAATAAAATAGATGTAATAATTGTTTTCATATTCCTATTATAACATCATCTTTTCGATTGTCAACCGGAAAATGGTAAATATCTATTAGAAAGAAATTAAAATTATGTTTTCCTCCCTATTAAGCGCCTTCTCTGTATTATCAAATATCTCTAAAATCAAAGCGGCTGTTCAGGCCAGTTATGAAGTTATTGGTAAACTCATCGTTGTTCTACAAGTTGTGGACCAACAAATTACTGGAACGCCTGTTGCCAAAGAAGTAGATAAATATCTGCCTACTGCCATTGGTTCTCTTACCACAATCAAATCTCTTGCAGAAAAATATGCACCTATCTTTGGTATTACTATTAGTGCTCCTGTAACCCCTGCTTCTGTTGGTATTGCTCCTGTAACTAATGCTCAAACCGTCCTTAGCACTGCTAATGATGCTCTCCTAGTGCATCTGTAATATTAACCAATTCCTAGACAAGTCGAAAAAGTCGATATAGAAATATATCGACTTTTTCTTTTATAAATAAAACCATGGGAAAGAAGCGAACTTTCAGAGAATTTAAACAAGGCATTTTTACTCCTAAGAATAAATCTAAATGTTTAAATAAAACTCTTCCCGTTTTTAGAAGTGGCTTAGAAAGTCAATTGATGGTTATTTTAGATTCTAATAGCAACGTAAAAAATTGGGGGTCAGAAAATATAATAATCCCATACCTTAAACCTACTACAAATAAAATACATAGATATTTTATGGATTTTTATGCAGAAATCCTAATTAAGGGAGAATTGAAGAAATTTATAATTGAAGTTAAACCCCATAAAGAGACTGTTCCAATTGTAGAAAGTGCTCGTATGAAGCCTAGTACTATCATTTATGCTAAAACTACTTTTGCTATTAATCAAGCAAAATGGAAAGCGGCAACTGAATATGCAAATAAAAAAGGATGGACTTTTTTAATTATCACGGAAAAGAACATTGATCAAATTTCCGGTAAATAAAAGATAGACAGTTCAAAACATTTTATCAAATGGCAACACAATACCACCGCAGAAAGTCAGGCATCAAGGGTAAAAAATATAAAAGCGATCTATTATTATCTGAACCGTTTCAATGGACGGAAAAACAGCAAGAAATAATTGATCTAATTAGAGAAGACTCCACCAAATCTGTCTTTATTGCAGGAAAACCGGGAACAGGTAAAACCCACTTATCCATATTTGCTGGATTACTTCTTCTTCAACAAAATGACATTGAAAAAGTCATTTATGTTAGAAGTATTGTTGAAGCCTCTCATAATCCAATGGGGTTCCTTCCAGGAACACTTTCTGATAAAGAAGCACCTTATATGGAAGTTCTTTATGATACGCTCGATCAAATTCTTACAGAAGAACAAACTAAGAATCTCTTTGCAGAAGGAAAACTAATGACTATTTCTACATCATTCATTCGGGGTAAAACCATGAAGAATGCATTGGTTATTGTTGATGAAGCACAAAATCTTGATCTTCATAGTTTAACGAGTCTAATTACTAGAATTGGAGAGAAATCAAAGATTATCTTTATCTATGATCCTAAACAATCAGATTTGAAGTCGAAAGCAATTCAACAAGATATTCTTAAATTTAATAAGATTTTCGATACAGAAAGAGCACAAAGTTTTGGTATCTATTGCAGACAATTCAGTGTCGAAGATATTAAGAGAAGTGAATTTTGTAAATTCGTGGTTGAAGAGATTGAAAAAATATGAAATGGCCCGATCATATAAAAGATTTTCTAATTCATTAATTCTTGTTGAACGACTTCTAGGGATATGGTTATCTTGACATAGAGTGGGAAATTCTATAGCAGGACCATTTCTTCTTGCTTCATTAATCCTATTTGCAGCTAATACTATGGCCGAATAGAAATCTTCATCAACTCTTCTTCTTGAAACGTCAAGAGTTGCACGACATTCTATTATTCACTACTCCTTGTAAATCTCCAGATAACGGATCATATACTCTTTGCCAATCTTGTGCTAATTCTGTTGCCCATCCAGTAGCTAACCTCCTAGAATGAGTTGCATTTTCTCTAATCGAAGAAGTACTATCACAAATCATATCATATGTACCATCGCTAATAAATCTATTCTTAATATTTGCCTTTGCTTCTTCTTCATCAAATGTAATACGTTTCTTCCCATCTTTTGCGGTTGCTTCTTTTGCTGCTCGTACAACATCATCAAAATATTGAACTTTCAATCCATGATAGAAGAAGTACCTAATTGGATTTTCCAATGTCATAATGCAAATAGGTTTCCAAAAAGGAACGGTAATTCTAACATGATGCGAAACACCAGGAAGAGTAAATTCCGTCTTTGTATTAAATTGAATCTTATAATGAGTATTTGCCCGCTGAGATAACCAGAAAATAATATTCTGAATAAATTTCAAAGATTTCTCATTATCATCTGTAAAAAAATCAAAATCACCGGGAATTTTATGCGGCTTTCTATTAGAAATAGCCATGGCAATTGATCCACCTACAGATAATCCTGCGCCTTTGGCATAATTAATAACAAGAGAGTTTTGGTTCACCCATTTATTATCAAGAGGTTTATAAAGTTCTTCTAAATTTGAAATGATGGTAGATTTAGCCATAATTAGTATTAATCGTTTGGAACATATGCGACAGGAAGAAAGAGAATCTTCCCATTATATACGTGGTCTGCTAAATATTGAGCGCAACTTTCTTGACTGTTACATTGCCAAGAAAAATTCTTATATTTCATAATTTTACCGTCTTCTGATAAACACCAATATCTATTAAGATAACAAATATATCCATCTTTCGGTGTAATCATTTTTTCAACAGTGAAGAATGTTAGTTTTGATTCGTCCATATCCAATTTTACCACAAATCCATCATCTGTCAACAAGAAAAAACCGCCCAATTACGCATTCATGAAGAGGCGGGGCGGCTATGATAAATTCTATTTATGCTATTATTTCTTTAATAGGTTGAGCATTATATGTAATTTCCACGGGACGTAAATCGGCGGTCATAATTTTCTTATGTGGATCAATTCCAACTAAATTAAATAATGTAGCAGCTATTTGTTCAGGAGTCACCGGATTATCTTCTGGTTCGGCTGCTAATGCATCAGATTTACCATAAACAAATCCAGCTTTAATGCCTCCTCCTGCAAGTACTGAACTAAATACACGAGGCCAATGATCACGACCATTAGTATTATTAATTTTGGGAGTACGTCCAAACTCGGAAGAAATCATTACTAAAGTAGAATCTAGTAATCCTCGTTGTTTTAAATCGGTTATCAATGCAGCATATGCCCTATCAAAGTTCACCATATTTGCTTCCATTGCATTCTTTAAATTAGAATGATGATCCCATCCACCATAAGAAACCGTGACCATCCGAACTCCTGCTTCAATCAATCTACGAGAAAGTAACAACCGCATTCCTGCTGCATTACGACCATACATATCTTTTGTTTGCTCTGATTCTTTACTTAATTCAAAAGCTTCACGGGCTTGCTGTGAAGTAATCATATTATATGCTTGAGTATAAAACGAATCCATTGCATTAACCGCATCCACATTATTCTCTGCTATTTTAAAATGATTATCTACTGCTCCTAATAATGCTCTTCGTCTATCGAAAATTTTATCAGTGACTCCCGCAGAAACGTTTAAATCTCTTACAGAAAAACTAGGGTCTTCTGGATTCGAACCAATGGCAAAAGGCCCATATTGGGTTGATAGATACCCTGAACCGTTTTCAGGGGCAAACACATTAGGTACAATCACATACGAAGGTAATTTGTTTCGATTACCTAATTCATGACTGATCATGCTACCAAAGGACGGATATTTAATGGCAGGAGAAGGACGATACCCGGTTAACATATTATGTGTACCTCTCTCATGAGCAGCTTCTCCATGTGTCACAGAATGAATAACAGTAAGATTATCACTAATTTTAGCAGTTTCTTTTAATAAACTTCCAAAAAATACATCATCGATTTTAGTTTTTATACCTTCAAACGGTCCTCTATATTCAGGAGAACCCATAATCTTATAATCCCAAGTATCTTGGTGTGCCATACCTCCCGGCAAATAAATCTGAATTACTGATTTTGCTTTAGGTTCTTTCTTGTGGGATTGTGCCCTTAACACCATTGGTAATGATAGTGCCCCTAATGCACCAATACGTATAAATTCATTGCGGTTCATGTCTTATATTTAGTATTTTTACATAGAAGCCCGTTCAACATCATTAAGAAGCAAAACGGGCAAACTGTCTATTAATTGAGAATTAATCTTTAATGAAATGTTTAACTGCTTCAGGTAAAAGTTTCTGCGAATTCGTTTGGAACATATGCAACAGGGAGAAAGAGAATTTTTCCACAGTAGAGTTTATTGGCAATATGCTGTGCACAACTTTCTTGACTATTACAGTGCCATGAGTATCCTTTATATCGCATAATTTTACCATCTTCCGATAAGCACCAATATCTATTGAGATAACAAATATATCCTTCTTTCGGAGTAGTCATTTCTTCTACAGTGAAGAATGTTAGTTTTGATTGATTCATAAATTATCTTGAATAAGTTTGTTCAATTTCTTTCAATGCTTCGGATTTTCGACTTTCTTGCATTTTCATAGTATCTTCTTCGATTTCTTTCAAGACTGCTAAATATGCAATATATAATTCATCCGTAGGATCATATTTTTTGAAAATCAATCCTGTTCTATTAAATGCAATTGCTCCTACAAAAACCTCTTCATAAAAAAAAAATTAATTTATCATCACTGATTATTTTTTTATAAAACAATTGCCATGATCCATCTTTTGAATCAAGGAAGGTGGGATTACCCGTTCATTTATTTGAACGTAAAATATTGATTGCTTGTTTTCTTGTGAGTGTTTCCATACTCCACTTTAACATAGATTACTCATCTGTCAAGCAAAAAAACCCCCGCAATTACGCATTATGAAGAGGCGGCGGGGGTATGATTTAATTATTTATAGAAGATTGCCACGTTGAACAACACAAATAGTTCGACATAGAATAAATATATTTATGGAAGAAATAACTAAACAAACTGTGTTAGAAAAAGCAAAATTATGTAAAACTAAGGGTGAATTTTCGAGAAGATTTGGTGGATTTTATAACTATGCCAAAGAAAATAATTTTCTACATGAATTCTATGACGATTTACAAGATACCAATACAAAATATACGTTAGATAGTCTTCAAGAAGAAGCACTGAAGTATAATACTAGGTATCAATTTAAATTAGAAGCGAGAAACATATATGAAGCGGCACGCAGATTAAAATTATTGGATACTGTCTGCGGTCATATGATACCTCTACGTATGTCATTTGGCCAAAAACTTTGTGAAAGCATTTTTAATAAACTCTTCGATATTAAAGGTATATATAATGATCGTTCTTCGATTCGTCCATTAGAATTGGATATATACTATCCATCATTAAAAATAGCAATAGAGTATCAAGGGACTCGATGGCATAATAGTCCTCATGCATTAAAAAATGATGAAATTAAACGTATTAAATGTTTAACCAATAATATATTATTGTTGTATATACATGAATCTAATAAATCACATGAAAATCAAATTCCCTATATTAAAAATCAAATTATAGAACTATTACCTAATATAAACACATTTTTATCTACGTCTTTTTCGAAACAAAATATAGATGAGATAATTGTGGATACTTCTAAAATATATGATAGTGTGTCGTTACACGCAGTTAAGAAGAAAATAGCCGAATATACTTCTTTAAAAGATTTTTCTCTGTTAGAACCAGGGATTTACAATACCATTCGCAAAATAAATCGTATGGATTTATTAGAGCATTTCAGGGAAAGAAAATATCCTTACAAATGGAGAGATATGACGGACGATGAGATTTTATTTTATATAAAGGATAAATTTCCTACCGGAATCTTAGGGAGAGAGGCGTCTGCATATGTAACTATTCTTAAACGAAGAAAATTAACAAAAAAATTTAAATCTCTATTTAAATAGAGATTTAAATTTTTTAATTTCAATTATTAAAGATTAAATTAATCTTTAATAAAGTGTTTAACAGCTTCAGGTAAAAGCTTCATATCATTAATATCTAGCTGAACTTTTCCACCAAAGTCATCTACAATATAGAAGAATTCTCCGATATGTTCAATAGATGCACAACAACTGCCAACTCTACATAATGCAACTTTCTCAGGGGTTTCTTGGCGAATAAATGGTGTAATCATAACAAAAGATATTTATCTTTCATCTATAATCATTTTCCACTTAATTGTTTAAATAATGCAGCTTTATCATACATTTCTTCCAATCCTGATAATACTGATTGCTCTGTAACAATCGAATCTCCGTTTTCATCAATATATTCTTTCAATGTAGCAATCTTATCAGATAAATCTCCCATCAACGGAATCATTGGCGGTTGATCATTTACATCAAATAAAATACCATCGTGCTTCAAATAGCCATCATACACTGCTTGAAAAATATAATCAATCTCTTCTCGATATGTTGCATCTAAATCCCTATTAACCTTTTCTTCGGTTAATAGAATATCCTCATTTAAAGGAAGCCAAAGAATAAGATCGTACATCTTAATAGTTTCTCGACAAATATTAATAGAAGTAGAGATAAAATCATCATCCAGCAACTTATCTTTTCCGCCTAGCCAAAGCGTATAAACTACATTATCTAGAATGGTTCGATCTGTTACTGTATATTTTTCAGAAGAGTTATCAATGGCATCATCACAAAGGAAATCGCGTAATTTCTTTTGAGTTTCTAGAGTGCCGTTTTGATTTAATTCATCACGATGTTCTGAGACATACTGACGATATTTTCCTTCAATTACTTTATAATTAGGCCAAATTTGTTTAATGGCTTGAACTAATGTGGTTTTTCCGTTGTTTTGTGTTCCGACAATTCCGATTCTCATGTTGTTATATTTATAAGTTTACTTAGTTTCAGTGAATTCAAAAGTAGAACGACGATCTTTGGTTCGATCTAAAGTGGAATAACTAACAAAGTTTTCTGAAAAAGAAGTTAATGCTGCGCCTACACCTTTACTAGTTGCATCATAATTAACCGTTGAACAACGACTAATACCGATACTTCCACCAGTAGAGAACGAATCAATATTTGCTCCAAGAAATACAAAGTCCCATGCATAAACATCTCGTTGATGTTGAATCATTTCCTTAAGTTTTTCACTAGTAAACTCTTTAGACCTATTATCTGCTCCATCAGTAATAGTTACAATAAGAAC